CGATAAGGAGAAGCAAAATGGCTGATGACAATATGGGTGCTAACAATAACATGACTGGCAATGAACCGGGCGCGAATCCGGACCAAAATAATCCTACGCCACCTACTGAACCACCTGCTAAACCAGATGGCGAAGGTAGTAATCCATCTGTACTAGGCGGTGATAATACGCCACCTGCTGAACCAATAGTTTATGATTTCAAATCCGTGTTCCCTGAAGGTACTGAACTTGATGAAACTGTATCTGCAGACTTTAGTAAGTTACTTAACCAAGTTGGTGCAACACAGGAACAGGCTGTTGAATTAGCTAAATTTGGCAGTCAGTATGCACAAAATATCTTGACTGCTTATCAAGAGCAGCAAGAGCAAGCGATCATTGAAAAACAACAAGCGGATTATGAACACGCTAAAAAGGAATTAGGCGGTAAATTCGATGAAACTGTAGCCCTCGCAGGCAAAGGCATCGAAGCACTAACTAAAGCGGTACCGGAATTACGTCAATTACTTGTTGATAGTCACATCGATAACAATATCAACATGATTAAGGTATTTGCGGCTGTTGGCGAAATGGTTCAGGAAGACCCGGGTAAAGGCACAAGACAAGCTGGAACCGGTCAAAATTCTGATGAAGAAACAGCAAAACGAAAAATGTATCCATCTATGTATTAAGAAATGAGGTAAATAATTAATGGCTACAATTGGAACTCAAAATTTAACACTTTTAGATTTGCAAAAACGAATGGATCCTAATGGTAATGTCGCTCAAATTATTGAGCAATTGGACCAATCCACTGAAATCATTCAAGATATGACGATGGTCGAATGTAACCAAGGGTCTAGCTTTGTAACGACTGTACGTACTGGTTTGCCAGATGTTACATGGCGTAAATTATATGGCGGTGTTCAAGCATCTAAATCCTCCACACGTCAAATTACCGACAATTGCGGTATGCTTGAAGCATATTCGCAAACTGATAAAGCGCTTGTTGATAAATCCAAAGATAAAGCATCCTTCCGTGCAACTGAAGATAAAGCATTCGTTGAATCCATGGGGCAGGAATTATGTCGTACAATCTTCTATGGCGATGAAAATACGCCAGAAAAATTCATTGGCTTGGCTCCTCGGTTCAATACTCTTGATATTAAGAAGGCAGCAAGTGCAGAAAATATTCTTGATGCAGGTGGCACAGGTAACTTGGCGTCTATTTGGCTTGTTGGTTGGGGTCCTTTATCTGTTCATGGTATTTATCCTGAAGGTTCTGCAGCAGGCTTACACCAAGAAGATAAAGGTGTTGTTACTGTAACTAAAGACGATGGCTCCATGTTCGAGGCATATCGCACTCACTTTAAACATGATGTTGGTTTGACTGTACGGGATTGGCGAAACGTAGTTCGTATTGCTAATATCGATGTTACGAAATTGACAAATGATGCTAAAGCCGGTGCAGATCTTATCAACTTAATGATTGAAGCGGAAGAACGTATTCCTAACCTTGGTGGTGTTCGTCCAGTTTGGTATATGAACCGTACCTTGCGTACATTCTTACGTTTGCAAAAGAACACAAAACATGGTTCCACTATCACTGAAGATATGGAAATGGGTAAACTTGTTACTCGTGCAAACGGTGTGCCAGTTCGTAAAATTGATGCATTGTTAAGCACTGAATCTCGTGTTATTGCGTAAAAAGAAAGGGACATAATTCAATGATTATTGATACTCAAAATACATTCTTTTGGAAAAAAGAAATCACTGCAAATACAAATTCTGATGTAGTGATGAATGGGAATGGTGGCGATGCTGCCGTTGCCTTATGGTTGTATATTCGTTTAGATAAAGATGTTACGGGTACGCCTTTATTTAATGTTTACACTTCTGACAAAGAAAATATGGCTGATGCTGTATTGCTAACCGGAATTACATTACCACAGAACTCTAAAGCTGGCACAGAATACAAAGGTCGACTTCCTGCAGGTGCTAAAAAGTTTATTCGTATCAATGCGAATAATATGACTGCCGCTACGATTACATCATTCTTAACAGATGGTGTGAATTTGAAATAAGAGGTGAGACTATGATTTTTACAGCAAACGTAATGATGTACCATGGTAATCGTGGATTAATTCAAGAAGGTGAAACTATTAATTTCTCTGAAGAAGAAATTAAAGAATTTGAGCCTGATTATTTCAAACAGCTTTTCTCTGGTAACGAAGATGAAGTAGCAAAAATCTTTAACCCAAAATCTAAGGCTAAAGACAAAGAACCGTCTACTGAAACTCAGCCTCCTGAAACAGAACAGGGTGACAAAAATCCACCAGATGAAAATACTGAAGGTGACAATACAGGCAATGAAAATCCACCAGATGAAAAGCCTAAGAAAACAAACAAAAAGAAAACCGATACTACGGAAGAATAAGTGACAATATGAGGGGTGCTTATGCATCCCTCTATTACCATATAGGGGGAAATATGACACCTACTGATATTTGTAATCAAGCACTTGCATTAATTAACGCAGGATTGCTTTATTCACTTGAAGAAGAAACTGAGCAAGGTCGCCAATGCCGTATGCAATATGACCCAACTAGACAGTTGGTATTGCGACAATTTGAATGGAATTTTGCTCGCAAAAATGAAAGATTAGTTTTGTCCGCTCATAAAATTAATGGGTGGAATTATGTATATGCGTATCCGGAACAATGTATTCGGATATTAGGCGTTATTCCACAAGGCGATCGCTTTCATGCGGAGTCGCAACCGGAATACAACATATTTAATATTGGAAATAACAAAAAATGTATAGTGAGCAATATTCCACTAGCATTTGTTGATTATATATATGATGTTACAGATTTAGACGTTTGGGATTCTATATCCTTGTATATGTTGCAATGCAAATTGGCTAGTGCATTAGCTATGCCGCTCACTGGGGATAGAGGATTATTTGACCAAGCTTACAAATTGTATCAAGCGGCAGTTCAAGAGGCTAAAGGGATGAACGCAAAGGAGCGTAAACAAGATACAGTATATATATCTAGCTATGTGAAAGCGAGGGATTGGTAATGAGTAATCCGATATACATATCACAGCTAGCGTTTACAACTGGTGAAGTATCGCCAGATGTTTCAAGTCGCTTTGATTTAGAGCAATACAAAAGCGCTTTGTTGGAAGCAGAGAATGTGGTTATTCGACCGTATGGGGCCGTTGCTAAGCGTCAAGGCAGCCAATATGTAGGGCAAGTTAAATATAGCGATAAGCCAACACGATTATTTGAATTTACGACAAATACTAACAATTCCTTCATGCTCGAGTTTGGCGACAAATATATTCGTGTGTGGAACTACGGAATTTATACAGGTATTGAAGTCACAACTCCTTTCACTAGCGATATATTGTTTGATTTGAACTGTAGTCAATCAGGCGATGTAATGTTTATCTGTAGTGGCAAGTACCCTATTCAAACGCTATCACGATATAGTGATATTGACTGGAGAATGAGTGCATATAAGCTAACTGAACAACCTTATGATGAAATCAACACGGACAATGGGCATACATTGACAGTTAATGGCGATACGATCACATCCACAAAAGACCTATTCACACAAGATATGGTAGGTAGTGTTATTCAGATTGCCTACTATATAGAGGCGGTACACACTAAGTCAGCTGGCGAAGTGATAGAGAAAAAAGTAAAACGCTATATGCAACCACAGACTATTGAAAAGACCTACAACAACATTAATTATAATGTTGGAACATATAGTACCGACACAGAGTTGTCATGGAAATTTACAACGCATGGCACATGGGAAGGTACTGTAAAACTACAGATTTCTAACAATGATGGTCAAACGTGGAAGGACTATAGAACGTATACATCTAATAAGGATTACAACGTAACTGATACAGGTAAGATAGAGGTTGGAGCAAGGCTTAAATATGTATCGGATATTAAGAGTGGTTCTGTGAATTGCGACTTATCTATTATGCCGTTCACTCAATATGGTATCGTTGAGATTAAAAGCGTAACTGATGCTAAGAATGCACAGGTTAATGTTTTGAATGGTATTAAAGAGGGTGAACCTAGTTATCAATGGAAATTAGGTAGTTGGAATAAAGGTAGAGGTTATCCTAAACTTTGTACATTCTACCAAGACCGATTTGTAGTGGCTGCTACTGATAGCAAGCCTAACTTCATATGGTTCAGTCGGACTGGTGATTATCCAAATTTTGGTGTCGAAAAGGTGGAAGGCACTATCACAGATGATAGTGCAATCACCTTGCCGGTTATTAATCGCAAGATGTGTGAGATTCGTCATCTCGTACCAGCTAACGATCTAATCATTCTTACAAGCGGTAATGAGTGGATTGTAAGCGGTGATAAAACCATTACGCCTACCAACTGCAATTTAAAAACACAAACCCAACGAGGGGCCTTATCGTGTGAACCTCAATTCATAGGTAATCGGTGCGTGTTTGTTCAAGAGCGTGGCGGTACTGTTCGTGATATGGGTTACTCTTATGAGAGCGACAACTACACAGGGCAAGACCTTACATTGTTTGTTAAAACATTGGTTAAAGGTCATGTGGCAGTAACAAGTGCTTATGCACAAGACCCTGACAGTATTATTTATTACGTTCGAGATGATGGGCAACTCAACTGTTTAACTTATATCCCAGAACAAAAAGTGTATGGATGGTCGCACTTTGTAACGAATGGTAAATATCGATATGTAGAGAGTGTAGCAGAGGGTGAGCAAGACACAATCTATTTTGTTGTGGATCGTGTGATTAATAATAAGAGTGTGAAATGCATTGAACGTAGTATTCCGTTGTATACAGAAGATAACTCCGATGTGTTCTTAGATTGCTATGTTAAAGTCGTTAATTCAATTAAGACTGATTACATCAACGCACCTCATTTAGTAGGGCAAATGGTAGACATAGTAGTTGATGGACAACAGATGCCATCTAGGGTAGTACCACCAACTGGTGTTATTGAATTGGATGGCAAAGCAAATGTAATTACTGTTGGTTTGCCTTACACTACTAAAATTCGTGTTCCATCAGTAGAAATGCAAATGCAAGACGGTACTTTACAAGGCCGAGTTGCTACGGTATCAAGAGTTGTATTGCGTATGTATAAATCGTTTGGCGGTAAAGTTGGCCGTACATTTGACAAAATGGATGATATTACATTACCACCAAATGAATTGTTTACAGGTGATAAGCCTGTAATCCTACCTAAAATGGGAATAAATTATTCAACCGATACATCGATATGTATTAAGCATAGTGATCCGTTTCCATTTAATTTATTATCGATAACTCGTATTGTTGAAATTGGCGGAGGACTAAGAGATGTTCCGGGACTATAAAATTGACGAAATTGAGCCTACACGGCGAGATAAATTAATTCAGGACCTAGAAGTTAACCTAAGGGCAATAGACGCCATAGAAGTCCAAGAAGTGAATCGTTTATACCCTTTCAAGGATTTCTGTTCCGAGATTTGCAAGTCTGATTATGATAGCCATGTCGTCGTAGAAGACGATGTGGCTATTTGCGTATACGGGATTTCAAAAGAACCAGTTAATGGAATGTATGGGATTTATTTTCTAGGTAATAAAGTATTAGAAAACGATATGCGATGGCAGAAGCGTTTTATCAAGTTAAGCAATCAAGTTATTGCTGAATGGTTAGAGACTAGGGAATGGCTATTTAATTACGTTCACACAACTAACATTAAAACAAAGCGATGGCTCGAATCGATTGGAGCCGTTATTCATCCAACTGTAAAAGTTGGTGATTTAGAATTATTCACTCTCAAGAAGGAGGACTTCATATGTGCTTACCCGCAGCGGCAATCTTAACGGCAGTTAGTACTGGCGTAGGTATGATTGCGCAACATCAACAAACTAAAGCACAAGTTGCCATGTACAATGCGCAGGCACAAGCGGCTGAGGCTAACAAGCGAATATCTGACCGCAAACAAGAACAAATTGCTATGCAACAATTACAAGAGCGTGACAAAATGGATAATCGTATGCGCCTTGTAGCCGGCACAAATGCGGCCGAGGCTGGAGCAGGCGGATTACAAATGGCAGGGTCCCCATTACAGTTAATGGCATCCAGTTATGATGAATACAACAAAGACATCTATAATTGGGAACAGAATAAAAACAATGCCATTTATAACGAATATTTGAATGGTATGAACTATCAGAATGAAGCTAATGCCGCACGTGCTTCCGCTAAAAATGCACGACGTCAAGGCAATTTGGCAATGGTAAGTAGCATTCTTGGTGCCGCATCATCTATGTATGGTATTAAACAACAATACGCAGGTGGCAAGATGATGACTACATATGGTGGTGACCCTGTAGGGTATACAGATAAAGGCCCAGTCGTAACTGTTAAGCGTAATTATAAAATGAGGTAGGATATGAAATTTGTTAATTATGATCCAACCCAAAAATTAAATACAATTCAAGGTAGCACACAGGCTTCTAGTAATGAAACGGCATATGGTGGTAATGTAAGTGGCTTAAATGCTATGAGTAAAGCCTTACAAGATGCAACAAATACATGGATGGAAATTGACAAACGAAAAGATTACATCGATGTAACCAATGCTATTAATGAGTTCAATAATAGCACTAACCAACTGTTGAATGATGATAAAGACGGGCTGATGAATCGTAAAGGAATGAATGCTCAATCTATATTGCCTGACTATAATGCTGGTGTTGATAAAATACAACGTAAAATCTTGGATAAATATAAATTTAGAACCAATGATGCTGTTAATGCATTTATAAAAGCCGTTGAAACATCTAAGACAACTGATTACAATAACATATCCAAATATTCAAGAGGTCAATATGAAACGGCGTTAAGTACAGCTACGCAAAATCAAATTACAAATCTTCGTGATTCTGCTATTCGTTCTGACAACATGGCTGACCAAATGAAAACAATTACATTGATGGGTGATTTGTATCGGTCTACTGGCAAGGAATTGGGACTGGATGATGAACAGATTAATGAAAAAATCCGTGCTAATACAGACCAAACAGGAAAGTATTTACTTGATAGATCTGTGGCAGAAAATGATTCAACGAAAGTTGAAAATTTATTGACTTCATTAAGTGGTGTTGTTAGTGAAGATGTGCTGACGCCATATAAAAAAATGTCCAGTCAAATGAACATTAATAAATTAGTTAATGATAATAATACACATGCTAAGTTGTATCAGATGTATGGACATGATTTAAACTCAGGAATGAGCAGTGCTGCCATGTATGTTAGAGCCAAGATGGAAACTGAAAACGAAGAAGCCATTAAAGGTGGAGTTGGTCAAAACAAGCAGTTATGGGATATGGCTGTTTATGCTAATAAAAAATATGGTATTAATACTGAAATCGCATATCGACAATTATATGCAGAAGGTACAGTTGGCGGTGAATTAAGCAGGCTTGCTAGAGAAAATCACAATTACGCAGGTTTAACACAGGTTGAACCAAATGGTGAAGAAAACAAACAGACTGATGGTGGTACAAATTATTATAAAATGTACAATTCTGATGAAGAGTTTGTTGATGATTGGATGAAAGGATATATCATTCCTAATAATGCTATCAATGCACAATCTATAGATGAATATGCTGATAAATTAAAAGCTGGTGGATATTATACGGCAAGCGCAGAACATTATAAGAGCTTAATGAGAAATGCCCCAATGTCTAGCGGCGGCAGCCCTAAGTATTCCGAAGACCAAATCAAGAAAGCAGAAGAAGAGGCTAGGACGGCATATAAAAATTATTTTACGTTGCAAGAACAAACTAGAAAGATTGCTATTAATGATCGTTTACAATCAGGTCAAATAATCTTAAATCAAAAAATAGCCAATGGCGATGTAAGCGGTGCGTTCCAATATGCACAAGTTCAACTAGCAGGAGCAACTACTCCAGAAGAGCAAGAATATTGGAGTGGTAAAATGGCTAGCGAAAGACCGAAGCTAGATAGCATTTATGAAAAAAGTTTGAAGATGACGGCACAAGAAAAATGGGGAATTAAGCAGTACGCTAAATCTCACACTTACGAACAAACACGAGCATATGCAGAACGTGTATTGCCTAATAAAATCATGGATGATGAACTTGATGCATCATTACTTGAAATTGATGATAACAATAAGAAAGCTAGCAACATTGACTTAACTCCATATGAATATAAACTTGCTACAGTTATGCCTGAAGACAAAACATTGGCAGGCAGTTTTAAATATGGTGTTAAACAAGAAATGGCTGGACGTATTGAGGAATTTAAGGTTAAACATCATAGACCACCTACAGATGCGGAAAAAGATGAAATCTTCGATGCTGCAGTCGCAACAAGTACATTACGTAGTACAAGCAAACCATTCTTTAGTGACGGAGACGATTATTCCGCAACAATTAGTGGTGCAAGTAACCAAGCTATAGGGATTATTCATGCGGAACCTATTGGCAATCATTATATCCGAGTAACCTATAAAGATGGTTCTACTCAAGACATTTATGAATCAGAATATAATGCATTACAACGGAGATATACAAATGGCTGATATTAATCAAAAAGAACGTGAGGAATTTCAAGCGTTAATACATGGATACGGACAAGGCCCACGTTCCTTTACGGCTAATGCCGGCATACAGTCTAGTCCTGTAGGTGGTTTAACACCTGTAGGACAGGCTATTGGCGCAGGAATAGATACTGTATCAAGTATTGCTAAAAACACAGCGGATGCATTATCTACAATTGCCAATACTCCTACTAGCATTAAAAATGCAGATGGGACGGAAACGATTTCTCCATTCGGGCAGCAAGGTAATGCATTTCAAGCGATAGGTCAACTAGGACAATCTTTACCTAATGCTTTGCCTGCTAGTTTTGTTAGTAACACAGACCGATTATTCTTATACAACAATGATCAATTACGTGCTAATGAAGCTTTGCGAATTGCTAAGACTTTAAATATTGGTGCAGATACAGTCATGTTTGGCGATGATAGAGCCTTTGAACGTGCTGATTATTTATCTAGGCGTGCAGAACGTGGCCAAGTTTTACAAGATATTTATGATGAGTTTCCAGAACTTTATAAAGTAAAATATGGTTCGCAAGCAGAAGGCATTCAAGCATTAAATAATATCGAATCAATCAAAAATACCAAAGGTGTGTTTGATGCTTTGCAACAAAGTATTTGGGCAATGAATGACCAAATGAAATTAGGTGATGTTGGTTTTGCCTTAGCTTATGAGTCTGATCCACAAAAGATTAGCGAATTAACGGCTGAAGTTAATCGATTACAAAATAACTTGCAAAATTACAGACGGCCAGATGGCGGAAGTCCATTAGAAGAGGTATTAGGAGCTACATCTAGTCAAATCTATATGATGGGCAAGCAAGGTGGTACAGGTGCTATTGTAGGCGGTATTGCAGGTGGCATTGCTGGCGGTGTAGTTAGTGGTGGTCCTGCTGCTGCACCAGCTGCATTGACTGGAGCTAAATGGTTAGGCTCTGCTGATATGGCATACGAAATGTATAAAATGTCGTTCGGCAATAAGTATCTTGAATTGATTGGCAAACGTGACCAAAAGGGTAATCGAGTATATTCCAATGAAGAAGCAAAAGAATATGCCATGTCATTCGCTGCAATTGATGCTGGGATTGAATTTGTGGCGACTCGTGCTATTGGTAAAGCGGCATCTAAAATCGCTCCTAAATCCGCATTTGCCAATGCAGTTTCAAGAGGAACTAGCAATGCAGCTGAGACATTTAATCGTGGTATTGGCGTTACTGCTGCACAAGTGGCTAAGTCTTCCATTAAAGCTGGCGCTCCAGAACTATTTGAAGAGGGCCTACAAGATGTCAATGAAAAGTTGCAGCATAATTTGTGGCGTAAATCGAATGATCAAGAGGGTCCATATTCTGCAGGCGATATGTTTGTAGGTGCCGGTGAGGCTATATGGCAAGCATTGCCAGCGGTAGTTGGTTTTGGTGTAATTGGTGGCGGCATCAGTGGTACTCGTACCATGAAAGCCTTCAAGGATTTTCAAAAGTTATCCCCAGAAGAACAGCACATGGCTGTTATGGAAGAACAAAATCGTAATGGACATGTTATTATGCAGAACCTTAAAAACGATGCTGCAGTTAATAATTTGGCAAAAGAAAACCCTGAGTTGTATGGAAAAATTGTACAAGCTCAGGGCGATAACATAGGCGTGTCTACTGCCTATGTAAATGTCAATGAAATGGCTGAAACCGAAGAGGGACAAGCGGCTATTAGTAATATGGTGGAAGCAGGACTTACCACTCAAGAGGAAGTATCCAAGGCAATTACTGCAGATGCACCGATTGAAATTCCTATAGGTAGTTATGCTCAGTTAAGCGGTGGTTTATCGGAAGAAACAGTTAAAGCATTGGAAGAATCCTCTTACTTTACACGTGGTGGATTATCCATGAAAACACTTGAACGTGCAAAAGAAGAAGTGCATGCTATGAAAGAGATAGTTAAGGATGATACCGAAAAACGTGCAAAGCATGTTAAGGATGATATTATTCGTAGCTACTTTGATGAAGTATCTGATGTAGATAAGGAAATGCTCGATGTGGTTCTTGCGGATCCGACACATATCAAGCAAACGTTTAATAATGTGTATAAGGAACTTACTGAACAGTACCGGGAACAATATACAAGTGATTTCGATGCTATGGATACCGATTTAGAAACGGCACGTACTACTGGGGTAAACCCTACATGGTTAGGTGATAGCAAAATACCACGTTCTAATTCTGAGCGCAGACGAATGGCATATCAATCTAGCCTTGCTCGTACTCAAAGTACATTAGCTGATAATCCTGAAGCACTTAATCAAGCAGGTGCCCATTATGCTGACATGGAACATACGCTCAAACAAATTGAATCGCTAGAATCTATGCGAGATAAGCTATTTGAACTTGCAGATAATGATATCGCCTTACGTATGCAATTATCCAAATCCGGATATGAAGTGTATCAGTCTTTAAAATCCATAATGAGCGATGCAACTGTAGACCGTAAACAACGTGATACGGCAGAAGCTAATGCATTGTTAATGGCACAACATGCTGATGTAATGGCACAATATATGCGACAAATGGGCCGTGGTGGATATACCGCTATGGATTATTTCCGTGATAGTGTGCGTATTAACATGAATGCTAAATTAGAAAACCAAAAAGGGTATAATCAATTAGATCAAGATGCAAGACTTAAATTAAGTATTGATAAGAAAAAGTGGAGTAGAATTATAGATAATATTTCATCTTATAAAAGATCTGATTTAATTAGAGTTATGGACACTCCAGCTGTACTGCAACTCGTAGGCGTTAAGGATTTGCCAATCAAAATATATGTTTCTAAATATTTTGATATGAAAACAGGTGCTGGCAAAAACAATCAACATAAGACAGTTACTAACAAAATGTGGAAACAATTACCAAGTGCATTGGTAGACCCGATTGCAATTTTCCCATCTAAAACAGTTAATGGTTCGATTGTGGTTATGACAGAAATTACAGATAGTAACAAAAAGCAAAGTATTGTTGCTTTGGAATTATCAGCTAGTGTTGCAAATAATATTACAATTAATAGAATAAAATCTTTTTACCCTAAAGATAATGCTAGTGCAAACACGTGGTTTTATAATAATTTTTCAGATAAAAACAATCCACCACTCTATATAAACGAACAAAAAACCACTAGATGGTTTACAAGGAACGGGCTCCAATTGCCTTACCAAGTAAACCAATCTAGTGGTTACTTTAATAAAAGTATACCAAATGAAAATGATTTAAGCAACTACAGAAACGCAAATAGTAATATTTTTTATCAATCAGCATGGCATGGTTCACCACATGATTTTGACACATTTGATTTAGGTGCTATTGGTACTGGTGAGGGTAATCAAGCACATGGTTGGGGTTTGTATTTTGCTAAAGATAAGAAAGTATCTGATTTATATAGACGTGAATTATCTTTAATTCATGATGTTGATAAAGGTACATTATTTAAAGTTGATGTTCCAGATACTAAAACAATGATTGATGAACAACAGTCATTAAACATTTTAAGTAAAGAAACAAAGCAAAGTTTAAACGCAGCAATTAATGCATTGCCAGAACAAGAAAAAGAAGTATTTATCAATGAATATACAAATAGTCCTTTGTTTAACCATTATGCTAAAAAAGGAATCGATGAGTTAGGTAGTAAGTTTAATCAACTAGATACTGAGTACAATTTACTAAAAGATAAGTACCTTGATAAATATATCGAGGGAGAACTTAACACAATTACTCAGAGAACTATAAATAGATTAGCTGAAAAATATAACATTGATTTAAAGGCACTGAAAGAAAACCCAGATAGTATAAAAGATGTAAAAAATCAACTAGATACTATGTGGTTTAATGCTTTTACAGAATATGGTATGGCTAGTAAAAAGTATAGGGAAATTTATTGGGGTAAGTATAAAGAAGATTTTTCTACACTATTAAATGATAGTGGTATAAATGGTAGAGATTTTTATCTGGCATTATCTAAAGCCTTAGGTGGTGCAAAAAAAGCATCAGAACATCTTAATGAGTATGGCGTTAAAGGCATTACTTATGTTGGAGAACAAGACGGACGATGCTATGTAGTGTTCGATGATAAAGCAATTAAAGTCATTGAAAAGTATAACCAATCTATAAACGGCATGACCGAAATCATGAAAGATGGTGAACGCATTATCAGCATTTTCAAAACTGCAGATAGAAGTACATTCCTCCATGAAATGGGGCATGTATTCTTTGATGATATTCAAAAGCTAGCATCTATGGAAAATGCTCCAGAACAACTTGTTCTAGATTGGAACAAGTTGAAAGAGTGGTCTGAATGGGATGATGCGCAAGGTGCTGACAATACAAAGGCACATGAAAAGTTTGCTCGTGGATGGGAAGCATACCTTCGTGAAGGTAACGCACCTACTAAAGGATTGCAGCGTGTATTTCGCATGTTCTCAAAGTGGTTAACTCGTATCTATCGTGCGGTGACACGACTAGGAGGATTAACACCTAAGGAAATCCAAGACATTATGGCACGTATGATCGCTACCCAAGAAGATATAGATGCCTACACAAAAGAACAAGCACTTGAACAATTTGAATCTAGCAAGTTATTTAAACAGCTCGATGAAGCTGAGCAAGCAAAGGTTCAAAGCTATATTGCCGACGTCGGGGAAATGGCAAAAGAACGTGTCATGAAGCGGTATATGAAGGAATTGGAAAGTCGTCCAATCAAAGAATGGAACGATGAAAAAGATTCTATTCAAGCTGATATCGAAAAGCGTTTAATGGAACAGTACCCAATCTATAAAGACCATCAACGCTATAATGCATTTGGTAAGGATGCACTAACCAATACTCGATACGGCACACTAAAAGAATTAGAAGCTGCTGAACGTGAGCAAACCGGATTTACGTTTGACGAAGCTGTTAATCAGGCTATGGAATCTGCCGAGCAGGCATTCATTGAGGATAACCATATTGGCAAATCTAATATAGAAATTGCTGAGGAATGGTTATTATCTTCAGATGGTCAAATGAAATTAACTGAAGAGGAAGCTAAAATCATTAAGTCACAAACCAATCGAGACCTTGCTAAAAACTGGGAACTACTCGACAGGTTAAGCCGACTTGACCCTAATTCAGAAACAATTGAATCTGATTTAGAGCCAATTGCAAAACGAATAATTGGTGACAATGAAAAAGTCGCTAAAGAATTCAGTGTTGTATCAAAAGAACTTGATTCCGCTCAAGACCGTATTGAAAAGCTAAAAGCACAATTACAAGAACGTATTAATAATGTACGTGCTATCCGAGATAGCGGTGTAGGTGTGATAAGTGATTATATGAACCGTGCTAGACAGGAATTAGGCGATTTGACCTTGTCCCAAGCTAGCCAGTATAAGAAGTATCAAAACCAAGCCATTCGTGAAGGTAAACGTGCTGACAGGGCATTGGCGGTCAATAAACTGGAAGAGGCACTACAAGCTAAACAGTTACAACTTCTAAATCAAGCGAGGGCCCGTGTTGCGTTTGACAATGCACTCCGCATTAAAAAGTTAAGAACTAAGCTGCTTGATAACCTCAACAGAATGACACGCCCTAAAAATCCTATTGCTATTGAGCCTAACATGCGTTACTTCTACGCACATATGGCATACCAAATGGGACTTACTAAATACGACGGACTAGAGCCAGTAGACGGCTTTAATATGAATGCCGTTATTAATGCATTAGATCCTGATGCAGATATCCTAGGTGACAAAAGTATTACATTCCTTGATCCATGGATTGTACAGTTATTCTTTAGTAATACGCCTATGTCATTTAAAAATCTTACAGTGAGTCAGCTAAATACATTGGAAGAATTAATGACAGGTATGTATAAAAATGGCCGCAATGCTTATGAAGGTTCGACTATCCTTAATGATAAAGGTGAATCGATTACATTTGATGATGCAGTAGATGGCATATTAACGGAAGCAATCGATACATTTGGCAAAATTAATGGGAATGTATTTAACGCACAAAACAATCAAACTGGTTTGGAAGCCGTTGCAGGTCTTATTAATAAAGGCAATTTATCCTTACTCAAGGTTGAAACATTCTTACGCCGATTAGGGCCAGATGCTGTGAAATATATCTATGATCCGATTAGCCGTGCAACACAAGCTTTTAATGAACGCAAGGAAGTATCCATGCGTAGATTGGCAAAAGATGTATCCTCTGTGTATGGTAAGCGTGAATTATTTAACATCCGAAATAAGCATATGTACGATGTTGGGGAATTGCGTAATCTAACCAAGGAACAGGTTATTGCATTAGCTTTGAATTGGGGTACAGAACGTAACAGACAACGGGCAATGGAAACAGCCAAGGTAACTGAAGTTGAAATGGAAAAAGCCTTTCAAGAAATCCTCACCGATAAAGATTGGGAATTTATTATTCGGACATGGGACCACATTAATTCCTTCTTTACTGAACGTAGCAAAGTTCAAGAAGAACTTTATGGAAACCCATTGAAGAAAGAAGAAGGTATCACATTCACTATTGGTGGTAGAACTATCATTGGTCAGTATTACCCAATTGTGTATAATCCAGAAGTCAATGCAAGTATATCTGATAAGGAAGTCGAAGATATTGCAAAAACTATGGTTAGCAGTAATGCGATATTAGGAACTGGCATGAGCGCTACTAAAAGCCGGTTAGATATAGTCAAGGATAAATCACTATTGCTTGACTTTGATGTCATTTCTAATGCGATTACTGAGTCAATCAATCATATAACTATGCGTAAAGCTGTGACGGATGTGAATCGGTTAGTAGCCAATAGAGAATTCCAAAACTATATTGTTGAGAAATTCGGAATGAATTCCTATCAATTCTTACGAACTTGGGTTCGTGATAATTGGAAAGATGAGGCGGCTAAGCTTGATGCATTTGGTAAGATTGTAACAACATTAAAACGGAATACATCAATGGCCATCATGGCTGGCCGTGTATCAGTTGCTATGCAGAATACTTTGAATATTCCTGTTGCCGTATATCGTATTGGTGCGGGTAATGTCCTTCGAGCTGTTAACCATGCAGGGGTAGGGTTCTATGGTCATGGTACAGAAACCTACAATAATACTCGTGATTTTGTTATGGAGCAATCCATATTCATGAGGGAACGTATTCAAACTTTAGATAAAGACCTTAAAAAGGGATTAACTATCCAAGGGAAAGGGCTCCGTATTAATGACAAGAATATCGGCGGGTACAAGTTTGAAAAAGGCGCTGAAATCCGTGATGAAATTAATAACATGGGATTCCGACTGCTCACGGAAACAGACTTCGCATTATCCGTACCAGTATGGAAATTTGCATATGATCAAAAGGTTGCTGAACTTCAGTCTAAGGAAGGGTTAAGTACTGAGTGGATTAACCAACAAGCAATTGAAGCAGGTGACCGAGCAATACGGGATATATTCGGAAGTGGTGACACTAAAGATGCAGCAGCTATTCAACGAGCAAGAAATCCATTAACGCAGTTATTCGTTCCTTTCTACTCATACGCTAACACTCTATACAACATTATTGCTGAAGGTTGGTATGCAGGCAAAGATAGGGGTGACTGGACTCAATTTGCACGGATGCTATGGTGGACAGTTGTATCACAAGCAATTGGCATGGTGATTTATAAATCCATGACAAATGGTGACGATGATGATCCAGAATCTATCGCCAAGTCTTTTGCAGAGGAATTTGTACAACAAGGAACCATGGGTATTCCGTTAGTGAGAGATATAGCCACTATGGGTATGAAATTTATTTTAGGAGAACGTCCATACAATAAAGGTAATACCGTAATGGGATTAAGTATCTTTGAGAAATTGTGGGATACCGGTCAAGCTATCTCAAGTGACAATAAAGATATTGTTGATGTAGGCCGTTCGCTCAGTCAGGTTTCTAACCGTGTAACTGGTTTTAGTGATACCGTAACCGATGCTTTCTGGACATTGTTGCGTGTAGGGCTAACTGATACAGATGCCAAGATTGAAGATGTATTCATGTCAATTTTGTTAGACAAGCGTTTAAAGACTAAAAAAGAAAAGAAGAAGAAAAAATAAAAGTAAGGACTACCTAGTTTTAGGTAGTCCTCTTTATATGCAAAGAAAGGCGGGATATTGTGATTCCACAAGTCAACAATCCAGTTGTTCAATATCAATGTGATGGGGTTAACAAGACTTATATTTGGCCATATGACTTTAACAATATTAAAGACATTAACCTTATTCTAGTTGATGGAGACGGACGACAAACGGAGCAAACAGGGAATATCTTATATGATGCACAAAATAAAACTTTAACATATCCAAGTATTGGTGAACCATTGCCAGCAACTTACAAAGTTGTTTTAATTAGGCGTACTCCAATCTCTCAAACAACAGAATTAGCCAATAAATGGCCCTACAATCATATTGAAGACATGGGCGATAAAGTCATATTAATTCTTCAGGAATTAAAAGAACAATTGGATCGCACATTACAAATTCGTGTAGGGGCTGATGAAGACCCGAATCAAGTTACACGAGATATTGTTGATAATTCCATTGAAGCTGCTAAAAAAGCAATTGCAGCTGCATCTACGGCAGAGGAAAAAGCCAATGAAGTACAAGACAATGCAACAAAGCTAACAGCCATTAACGAAAATATCAATGCCTTATCTCAAACTGTAGACGATAAATTGGCGACTGCAAATACGGCTCTTATCCAAAGTGCTGATACATTTGAGAAAACCCAAGTACTTGCAGATAATACGAAAGCATATGCTGCGCAGGCGGAAACTGATAAGAAAAATATTAATGATTTGGTTACAAAAGCAGATGCTATTAAGACTGATATTAACAATAAACAAATTGCTAGTGTAGGCAATGCCAAGAAAGCGGAAGATGCAGCCAAACGTGCAGAGGTAGCAGCTGCTAAAGCTGAAGAAATAACAATACCCGGTGGCAGAGGGATTGTAACCAAAAGTGAAGCCGATGCTAAATACATCGGAAAAGAATCACTAAATGGTATTGTGTCAGTTAAAGACTTCGGAGCAGTTGGCGATGGCGTCACCGATGATACTGCTGCATTTAAACGTGCTAATGATAATCTTGCTAACAAAATATTATTGGTGCCAAATGGTCAATACAAACTAACTGAACATTTAACCTTTAATACAGTGGGTTCAGTTATGGATATGGGTGTATACACCAATATCAAGCCGTATTATCCAACAGAAACACCAATGCTAAAAGGCGCATCAAACATAGCGTTTGTAAAAAATATTACTTATGATGCGGAAGTGAACCAATGCCAAGGGTTTACTTACAATTCTAAAAAGAATGTATTTGTACTTGCCTGTATTAATGGTGAGGGTACTAATCAAATTCTTTACGAGCTTAACCCAGACACTTTTGAAAAAGTAGGTACTTATAAATTTACGGATTCTGAACGCCTAGGGCATTGTAATACGATGACATATAATCGGTATACGAATAAGATTTACATCGCAAATGGGCTAAAAAATGGCAATAATTTGACGGTTATGAATGCCGATACTATGACAATCGAAAATACTATTACATTGCAAGAAAAGGTATTCAACATTGACTATGATCCGATTACAAGGACTTATGTATCCATTGTACCTATTGCAGGTAACCAAAGAGTACGAACTATCAATTTGTATAATGATGAGTTCAAAAAACTCAAAACGTACCAAGTCGATTATATCTATCCGGACATGAATAATAACGGGGCCTTTATGCTAAACGGCGCAATCATGTCCGCAACGTTAGGAAGTCTTGTAGAGTGTACACCATTCGGTACAGTTAAACAGATCATTGAAATCAATCGTGAGACGGAAATCGAAGACATCGCTTACTACAATAGCAAGTTCTATTTTGCAGTACTAACTCAAAAGCCAAACAGACGTCACCAAGTAGATATTTATGTAGGTGACCCAAATTACGACTTTGAAAACTCAATCAATACTGCACGATTAGCAACGCTTGATTACCTCAAATTAACAGGTGGCACATTAAGTGGCGCACTTAAAATGGCTAACAATGTTTTGATTGAGGGCTACAAGCCTGATGGTCATGGCATGGGTTTGGTTAAAGTATCAACTAGTGGTAATGCAGAATTTGGCGATGCATCTGCCAATGCATTTATTAAAGGTAAGGAATTTAAACACTATGATGGTACAGATAGTTTCACAGTACTTACCACCAAACATTACGGAACGGCAATTTATAAGAAAAAGGATGTAGACGATAACTTTGTTAAGAAAACAGAAGTTGACCAGTTAGGTTTTCCATATTCTAAAGTTGAGGCAGCGACAGATTGGAACACGTTCACAACACAAGGGGCAATAGAAATCAATTTTGATGGCGGTGCCAACAACCCACCACGTAGCCACAAACAAGGGATGCTAATTGTCATGAACTTTGGCAAAGGTGCGATGATAGACCAAACATTCCATGCGTTCAATGGTGAAACATACCACCGAATGTTCATGGCTAATACATGGAAATCTTGGGGCAGGGTTCAAACATCCTTAAATAGCCGATTGAAATTGTGGAGTGCTAATGGTGGAAACGAGGTGTATGTTGAATAATGCCTAATCTAAAAGTTAAGAAAGGAAATGACACATTAACATTTGGACTGACTGATAACTTGCGAGATGTAGGAAATAATCGATTGCCGATAGTTATTAATGGTAAAACATACTATGCACGATTGGGGGCGGATAAAACCGCCCTTGTGGTGCAACGTAAATCAAATAGTGCTAAAAGTTATGTACAAACCAACCCTGTATTGTTTAATACATGGCGATGGGGAAAGGTACCTTATGACATTAGGGGTACAGAAAAAATGTTTGTGTACTTACCAAAAGGAAAGTATAGAGCGACTGTGCATGGTGGGTATGACAAAACTAATGAATTTACTATAGCTGCATCGCAAGATATTGAGGTTAATGTTTCCACAAAAGGTAGAGATGATTATTTAACAGATACTGTTTTCAATATAAATGGATGGAGAGATACTGTAAGTTTAACACGACATCAATTTACTATAACTATTGAACGAATTGGGGAGTAAGAATGATAGAAGTTGTATTAGATCCTTTCATGGTAGAAGGGTTTAACGTAGCAGAGGCGGTGCGAATATCACTAGCCATATTTACGAGTGTTGTGTTGGTGTTTGTCGATACATTCTTGCGTGTCTTAGTTGAGGCACGCAATTTTAATTTAGCGACCAATAGAGAACTAACCATTAAGAATATGTTCCTTGCAATTATATGGCGAGGATGGGCGAGTGTTGAAGTCAATGGACACCAACGCAGATTTTTGGTAAGTGGAAAGTTACGAGCAGATATGACTAAAAAATTAGTTAAGTCTTATCCTTGGATATTCCTATTATCATTCATCCTATTAACATTGCCTGATGTGGATATTCCTATGTTAGGTCGCATTGATGTGTTTCTATCTACATTGATGTATCTAGTGCCTATTATGGTTGAATTAGCATCTATCGTAGAAAACATGATAGAACTTGAATTTGTAGAAAGTGCATGGTTCAAGCGTGCAGTAGATTTGACTAAACAATTAATAGCGTTCGTTAAAAGCGTAAAGGATGCGATTAAATGATTGAAAAAATAAGTATTCGTGAGGTGTTAACAATCCTCGTCTTAGGGGCGGTCAATATAATGGCCGTCCTTTATGGTTATAACGAATTGGCCATGAGTATTTCCTCCGGACTCGTTGGCTATTTAGGAGGACGTGAATCAAATAGGAAGGAGCAAAACAAATGGAACTAGGAAAATTAAGTGCTGCGTATGAAAGCAATGGAGACCCAGCTATTGTATCTACAGGCGAGGGAGACTTTGGGGGAATTTCGTATGGTGCTTATCAGTTAGCAAGTAATTGCGGAAGTGTAGATGCGTTTCTTGGTTGGGGCTTGCGTCAAGAAGATGGGTTTTACAAAGATTATGCAAGAGCCCTTCAAGGTGCAGGGCCTATTAACTCCGATGAGTTCATTAGCAAATGGCAAGAACTAGGAACTGTGGATCCTAACGGGTTTATGAAAATGCAGCACGACTACATTAAATATGCTTATTATGATGTGGCGTGTAGTGAATTATCCAATCAATTATTTGATGTCAATATCCATAGTCGAGCATTGCGTGATGTTGTATTTTCTGCGGCCGTTCAATATGGCCCCGGTGAAGTTGTTAATCTTTTTAAAGAGGCAATGCAATATGTTCCGGGTTGGGAGCCTGATTGGAACTTATCTTATGTAAACGATATTAAGTTTGACTGGGATTTAATTAATGGTGCATATGAACAGCGAAAGTTCCATCCATGGAACTATGAAGGTAATCCTAGTTGGTTGCGTGAAAATCTTGTTGAACGGTTCGATGCAGAAAAAGCACAAGCATTAGAAATGTTCTCGCAAGAAATGCAAGAAAGGGGTCTATGATGAGTCTTTGGGCTTTTAAGGTGTTATGTTACCTAAAACGACATAAAACATTACTAATGGGGGTAATTTTAATTATTTTAGCTATTGTAGGGGTATCTATATATAATTCACATCAGGTTAAAAAGCCTGTGTTATTAAATCAGGAACAAGTAAAGGATCCTGTAAAATTAGCTAATGCAATTCATATTACCAAAGATGAAGCACAACAAGTTGTTTCCAAGATGGAAACTGCTCAACCGGTAACCACATATTATGTGCAGGCGCCTACGGTGGAACAGGCGGCCAAACAAACACAACAGGCTATCAAACGTGAGGACCCGGCATTACCTAAAGCAGCAACGGAAAAGGCGGATAGAACCGCAGTAGTTGCTAATACGGATAAACAAAAGGTGGACGTTTATAAAATCAACCTAAACAAGGCTCATAAGATTAAAGCTGGTGTGACGGTATTAGACAGTAAGGCCTATGAGACGATTGGCTATCAAGCAGGTAAAGTTGAAGTGTTGGCACACTTTGACGGACAGCATTTTGAAGGTGGCAGCGTTCTATATACAGTAAAGGAATGGTGATCCAATTATCTCCGAGTTGCACGGTTTGCAACAGTCAACTAATAGTTTATTATTGGAAGAAAATATTATGAGTACACTATATCTTGATGACGATATGATGCCGTATGCTGATATATTTCTAAAAGCGATTACAAATATTGAAGCCTTAGGATACTCTTTTAAACCTGATTTGTTGATTCACAAATATACTGGTAGAAGTAAAAAACGATTAGGTACGACATATTGTTATCCAAATGATGATTTTTGTTTAATTGAATTAAGTACAGATAATCATAAAGATGGTATTACTATAGATACAATTTATCACGAGTTAGCACATGCCACTATCGAGTGTCATTTTAAAGGACACGGAAAAGAATTTAAGCAAATACGAAAGAAAATAATTGATGCTTATAACATTGATATTGGCGGTGCATTTTTAAATTGAGGTGATAATATGGCAAAGACATTTGAATTTAACGGAAAGACTTACAATTTCGCAGAAGATATTCAAGTTCCAGACGAAGGTTTGTTTGAAGCAACATTAGTTGATGAAAACAATCATCGATGCGAAATGGTATTCAGGAATGGTAAATTATTCAGATTGACAGAACTCGATTAGTCTGATATTTAGCGATTTTTTAAACTTAAAACGGCCTTAGTCCAAGAAATGATGATTTTCTAGACTAAGGCCCTTATTTTTTTGTTTACGTCAAATAAACGTCAAAATTTATATGTTATTCTTGATGATTTTTGCGTATAATCGTACTATGTAAAAACTTGGCCACAATGATTATTACTGAAATTTAATTATATATGTTAAAACACAAAAATTATATGATAAAATAAAAGATATGATTATTTGGGGTTGTTAGTAGAAAGGAGGCAGTCATGCAATTACTTCGGTTGGAATTAAAGGGCTT